CTGATATGATTATTGTTGATGACGCGGTGACTCTCAAGAACGCTAATGAGTTTGAACGCCAGATCAAGTGGTTGACGCAGGACGTACGTTCTCGTCTGAACCCTACTGGTAAACTTATTATCATTGGTACCCGTGTTGCCGCAGTTGATCTCTATCGAGAACTGCGTAACCCAGACAGATATCCAGGTGGCCTAGTCCCTTGGAAGTATCTGGCTATGCCAGCCCTACTGAGTACAGATGAGGACCCTGACAAGTGGGAGACTCTCTGGCCAGCATCAGATGCCCCATTTGATGGGCAAGAAGAATCAGATCTTAATGAGGATGGACTATACCCAAGGTGGAATGGTCGTAACCTTTACAATGAACGCCAAGCTATGGATGCATCTACTTGGGCATTGGTTTATCAGCAGCAAGATATCTCAGATGATGCCATCTTTGATCCAGCGTGTGTAAGAGGTTCTATTGATGGTATGCGTAAAGCAGGTCGCTTGGTTCCTGGTCACCCAGGTCATCCACGCGATGTCAACGGCTTTAGTTTTATATGTGGTCTTGATCCCGCTATGGTTGGTGATACAGCCGCCATTTGCTACGCTGTTGATCGGGTTACTCATAAACGCTATATCGTTGATGCTATTAAAATCACTCGTCCAACTCCTGCTCAAATACGTCAGTTAATTTTTGACTGGACTTCCCTGTACTCACCTAGTGAGTGGATAGTAGAAAAAAATGCATTCCAATCATTCCTTACGCAAGATGAGGGAATCCGCGCAAACCTGGCCTCCAGGGGAGTGCTACTGCGGGAACACCATACTGGAAACAACAAGTGGGACTCAGGCTTCGGCGTTGCATCAATGTCAACTTTGTTCGGGACCAAGCAACACGATGGTAAACACCACAGAGATAACCTTATTCACTTACCTAGCGATCAAACTGAAAACATTAAGGCGCTCATCGAGCAACTAATTACCTGGTCTCCTAATACTAAAGGCAAGACCGATATGGTTATGGCTCTTTGGTTCTGTGAGATCCGCGCACGTGAGATGCTCAATCAAGGTATCCACGCAACGCACCATATGAAAAACCCTTTCCTGTCTCGTTACGAACAGGGCAAGCGAACAGTTATCAATATAGATGAACTGCTTGCAGAGAAAGATCGTACATTCATCTAATAAGGAGATAACAATGGCATCACAAGAAGACAAGCGATATACAGCAAAAAACACAGCAAAGGCTAATAGCGCTAAGTATGAAGCAACTACTTATGTGTATAAAGGTTTGGATAAATTAGGTTTGTCATATGACGAGCAAGAACGTCTCGCAAAGAAGTTTATTCCATTGGTAACACAGCGAATGGAAGCAGGGCGCGATAAGACCGCAATGCGAGCAAAGATTCAAGAAGTAAACATTAAGAAGAAGGCCGTTAAGCAGGCAAAGAAAAATATCCAAGGATAATTTTTAACCAATCGTTAGGACCCTATATTGTTATCAACTAAAGAAGTTGCAGCAAAAGTAGCACGGCTACAAACCCGCTACGCTGCACGTGACCAGAGAATGCGTGACGTACTCTCTGTGCGTCAAGGTGACATCTCCAAGGTATACCCTGCGATGTTCTCAGAAGAATACCCAAAGCCTTTAGTTGCAAACTTCGTAGATGTCGCAGCACGTGACTTGGCAGAGGTAATGTCACCTCTACCATCATTTAACTGCGCAGCTACCAATATGGTTTCTGACTCTGCCCGTAAAGCTGCAGATACTCGTACTCGTATTGCTAACTACTTTGTCTCATCCTCTGACCTACAGATCCAGATGTACACAGGTGCTGACTGGTTCAACACCTACGGTATGCTCCCAGCAATTGTTGAGATGGACTATGAAACCAATAATCCGAGAATACGTCTGCTTAATCCTTTTGGTACTTATCCTGAAATTGATAGATTTGGCCGTACCCTCTCGATCTCACAGATAATTGCAACAGATGCCGAATCACTTGCAATGCAGTATCCAGAGTTCTATGACCAGATTATGCCACGCAATGTTTATTCACCTGGATCACCTTATGTATCTTTGGTTCGCTACCACGACAAAGACCAAGACTTAATCTTTATTCCAGAGCGCAAGAACCTAGTTCTATCTAATACACCTAACCCAGTAGGCAAGTGCCTAGCAGGTGTAGCAATGCGTTCATCTATTGATGGCGAAGCCCGTGGACAGTTTGATGATGTTCTATCAGTTCAACTTGCTCGTGCTCGCTTTGCAGTATTGCAGATCCAAGCAGCAGAAAAATCTATCCAAGCACCTATTGCTATTCCACAAGATGTGCAAGAGCTTGCATTGGGACCTGACGCAATTATGCGTTCTGCTAACCCACAAGGTATTCGTCGTGTTCCACTAGAACTTCCTAATGGTGTCTTTACTGAATCAGGTGTTCTAGAGCGTGAACTACGTACAGGTGCTCGCTACCCTGAAACTCGCTCAGGTAACATCGATGCATCTATCGTCACAGGTCGTGGCGTTCAAGCACTACAAGCTGGTTTTGACACTCAGATCAAAGCAGCACAAGCACAGTTTGCTCGTTTGTTTATGGACCTTGTATCTCTCTGCTTTGAAGTAGACGAGAAGATCTTTGGCAATATGACCAAGGAAATCAAGGGAGTAGATGACGGCACTCCATTCAATATGAAGTACATTCCATCACGTCAAATTGCAGGTAACTACGGCGTAGATGTCCGTTACGGCATTATGTCTGGTATGGATCCAAACCGTGCAATCATTGCTTTACTACAAATGCGTTCAGACAAGCTCGTATCTCGTGACTATGTACGTCGTGAGATTCCAATGGAGCTTAATGTTACGCAGGAGGAACAACGTGTTGACATTGAAGAGATGCGCGATTCTTTGCGCGTTGCTGTTGCTCAGTACGCTCAGGCAATTCCAGCCCTTGCAGCGCAAGGTCAAGATCCATCTGAAATCATTTCCCGTCTTGCACAGGTTATTCAAGGCCGTCAAAAGGGATTACAACTAGAAACAGTTATCGAAAAAGCATTTGCACCGAAAGAACAACCAGCAGCCCCAGAGATGCCTATGATGCCAGGGGTACCAGGAACTCCAGCAGCAGGTGCGGCCCCCGTACCTGCCTCGCAGCCAACTCCAGAACAAGGCGGAGCGGCCCCTGCTGCTGGTCCAGAACAACGTCCAGATATAGCAACCCTGCTAGCTTCTATTAGCGGCGCAGCATAACTGAGGGAGGTGTAAAATGAATAAAGGATCACGTGCAGCAGCACCTATGTCAAAGCCAGTTGAAGGCAAGAAGGATACCTCAAAGCCAGCAGGCGGCCAGGTATACTTTGGAATGACTCCAGCAGGTCAAAAAGGTACAGCAGTAAAGAAGGGCTAAGTAAATTTTAACTAACGGAGGTACTGGGCGTGGATAATAATAAGGTTCCGCGCTCAGTACACTTCGCTGATTTTCTTGTAGTGCTTTCAGGATTCGTACATAACATCGCAAGTTCTGTACATACAGCAACAGAAGAATTGATGGAGATAGCTGTCTACAACGCTAATCGAAATTCAGAAATAAGTAAAGTGTGGGAACAATTTTCAAACGATTTAGAACAGATACAGGAGGATACCGATGGTAGATAGCCCATTACAAATAGGCGGTCCAGGAAAATTCTCTGTACGTGAAGACTTACCACCGTCACAAAATTACGGTGATCGCAAAGCAATGGCAGAACAAATTGCAGGTGCAGCAACTACAGCGCAACCAAGCGCTAAGCCAGCACCAGCAGCAGCTATGCAAGGTGCAGCAGCACAAGAACCAGTAGTTCCTTTGTATGCTCCAACTCAACGTCCTAATGAGCCAATCACAGCAGGCATTCCATTAGGTGCAGGTCCAGGACCTGAAGCATTAGGTGGACGTCCAGTAGAAGGTAAACTTTCAGATACATTAGCTGCATTACTTCCATACGATACAACTGGAGAAATTTCTGTTCTCTACCAGATGGCTTTATCTAGAGGTCAGTAGTGGGATCAACTTCCAATAACATTAAAGCTATATCTTCTCAAGCTGGATTAACTCCAGCACAACAAGAGCAGATCAATGGTTATATCAAGGCTGTAGACTCGCACCAGAAGTTAACATCTCTTCCATCTGACATTGCAAAATTAGAGTATTCAAAGTTGACTCCAGAGCAACAGAAGTCTTTGAAGGATAACTTTGGCAACGTAGAAGTAAAGCGTGGATGGCTAGGAACAGCACTTCACTACACAGTTGAGCCAGTGTTTAATACAATTGTTGCTCCTGTTAAATTAGCTTTCAAGGCAGTCAACGAACTTTCAGATTTAACTACACGTGCTTATCGAACTGCTGCAATTGCTATTGACCAAAAGGTTGATATCGGCAAAGCCTGGACTACTGCCAACGACAAGGGCGATAAAGTATTTAGTCCATCACGTATGGCAGAAGCAACACGTATCTTTGGTTCGCAGTATATGTCTGTGGCGCAAAAAGTTGCAGAAGGTATGACATTAGACCAGATTATTGCAACTGGTACTGAAGAAGAAAAACAAATTGCATCTAAAGCTGCACAGAAAAAAGACCCACTATTTCAAGATGCGCTAGATGCAGCACAAGCTGCTAAGTATTCTCCAGGTAGATTTATCGCTAACGCTATCCTTCCGCAGAAGTGGGAAGGTTCAGGTGCTGCTTACAAAGCTATCTCTGGTTTAGGAGATGCAGCATTTCGTATATTTGCAGATCCAACACTTGCACTTGGTAAAGCAAAGAAGACATACGATATTGGAAAGTATGCATTAGATAATATCGTTGGCGATGCTGGCAATGTTCAAAAGGCATTCCAAACAGGAAGCGTACAAAAGTTTGACCAAGCCTATGTTGGAGCGTTGAGAAATTACTCAGCAGCTCGCAAGGCAATCAAAGAAGGAACCGTAGATCCACAAGCTTTGGTTCAAGCATCTATTGAACTCAAGCGTATTGCTCCTGAGTTCGGTGATGATGTCATTGAGGCTATGCTTAAAGAAGGCGTAGTTGAAGCTGGAACTATGAAGAACTTCCTTGCTGGAAGCGAAGAGGCACTTCGTACTCTTAAAGGTCAAGCAGGTCGTCAGGTTCAATTACTTCCACGTATGGACATTGCACGTCAAACTCGCATTGCTGCAGTTACTACTGGTAACAAATTGCTTCGTTTTGACCAAGCAGGTAAGCGCGTTAGCCGTGAAGTATTTACTGACCAGACCACAATCGGTGGTATTGAAGCGCAGTTAACACGTCAAACAAAGTTTATTGATACACGCACAGGCGAGGCAGCAACTGCTAACACTCCTAAAGAGTTCTTAAAGCAAACTGAAAAGAATCTTATTAGTGAAATT